TGGTTCTCCTGCAGTTGATCAACAAACTTACTTGCAATTAAGAAGAAGGGCTTCTGATGGTGGAGATACATTTACTGGGGATGCTAGAGTTCTAGGTATTAAAATATTCTTTACTACTGACGCAGCTAACGACGCATAAGGAATTTAGATATGAGAGACATTAAAAATAAACTTACTTCAGGTAAGAACACAAAAAATATACAAACTAGAAAAGGTAAATCTTTTGGTTATCAAGTTTTAGGATTTGGTGCTGGAGGCGCTCCTGCTGCAATATTTACAGTAGATTTTCTTTTAGTCGCTGGCGGCGGCGGAGGTAGAGGTTGTTCTAGTAGTCAGGTTTATGGCGGCGGCGGAGGCGGCGGAGGAATGCGTAAATTTAGTAATTCAGAAATAACTCAAGGAGAAGAATACACGGTTACTGTAGGAGGTGGAGCTGCTGGAGGAAATTGTAGTAATGGTCCACAAGGTGCTAATTCAGTTTTTTCAGGAACAGGTTTAACACAAACAGCAGCTGGAGGCGGTGAAGGTTCTGGTGGCGGTGGCGGAGACGGTGGCACTGGAGGAGCTGGTGGCGGAATTTTAGGTGCTGCAGGATCTGGAAACACACCAAGTACAAGTCCATCTCAAGGGGCTAATGGTGGAGCAGGAGGTTATGCTTCCGGCGGAGGCGGAGGCGGAGGCGGTGCTTCTGGTTCAACTGGAGGAAATGGTGCATATAATTCACCAGGAGGAAATGGTGGTAATGGTTCTTCAGATTCAATTACTGGTTCATCAATAACATATGCTGGTGGCGGAGGCGGAACTTTCTGGAAAGGCGGCGGAAACGGAAGCGGCGGTTCTGGTGGCGGCGGTCCAGCTGCAGCAGGAAATGGAACTGCAGCTCTTGGAGGAGGCGGCGGTGGAGCCGCATCTGATAGTTCTTTTCAAGCTGGTGGATCTGGTGGAAGCGGAGTTGTTATATTAAAAATATTAACTGCTGAATATTCAGGAACTACAACAGGTTCTCCAACAGTTACAACAGATGGAGATTACAAAGTAGTTAAATGGACTGGTGATGGGAGTTACACTGCATAATGGCTCATTTTGCCAAACTTGATGAAAACAATACTGTGCTATCAGTTCATGTTGTATCTAATGATATAGCTACAGACGAAACTGTTGGAATAAATTATTTAAAAAATTTATATAAATGGGAAAATTGGAAACAATGTTCTTATAATACTCAAGGCGGAGTTCATTTGTTAGGAGGAACTCCTTTAAGAAAAAATTATCCCGGTTCTGGTCATACTTATGATTCAACTAAAGATGCTTTTATAGCTCCAGCACCATACCCATCTTGGACTTTAAATGAAACATCTTGTCAATGGGAACCACCTATTACGTGTCCTCAAGATGGAAAAGCTTATCAATGGGATGAATCTACAACTTCTTGGAAAGAACAAATAGATCCAGGAGAATAGTTGACTTTTAATTATATGTGAGATAAACATATAAAAGAAAGTTATGATAATAGATAAAGAAATAAATAGTCAAATAGAACAAGATTATATTTTTATAACAGGTCATCTTGATGTTGATCAAGAATATTTTGTTCAAAAAATAGAAGAAGGAATAAAAGCTGAATCTAATTTAAATAATAAAACAGCTATTCAAGGTTTTATGACGGATTGGAATTATTTTAATAATGATCCAGAACTTCAAAAAATTTTACTTCCTGTAATGGATAAACTTGATAAAATTAAAAGTGTTCCAAAATATAAATTTTTTAATTCATGGGGATATGCAGAGTCTTTTGGTCATAGAACAATGATGCATTGTCATGGAGATAGTTTAGTTGCTGGTTCTTTATATTTAAATGATCATGATCAAGAATTAATTTTTCCAAAAATAAATGAAAAAATAAAACCAGAAAGAGGTCGTTTTGTTTTGTTTTCAGGTTTTTTAAAACATTATACTAATAGAAATATTACTGGTAAAACTAAATACGGTCTGTCTTTTAATTTTACGCACAGCAATTATTACTTATGAGATACTTAGATATTTTTAGCACAGCTTTAGGTAAAACAAAATTAAATTTAACAGATAAAGATAAAGATAATTTATTGCTTTTTGCAAATAAAGTTAATTATTTAAAATCAGGTTCTCAAAAAAATAATAATAAAACATTGGTTTCTGAAGAATTATATGTGTTAGATAAAGATATATTTAAAAATATAAAAAAAGAAATTTTTAAATGTTTTTTTCAATACATTGATTTATATAAATACGAAAGTAATTTTTTTATTACTACATCTTGGATTACTAAATCACAACCAGGTAATTATGGAGAATATCATAAGCATATGAATTGTTTTTTATCCGGTGTTTACTATTTTAAATTTCCAGTTAATTCAGGTTTTATATCTTTTAATAAATTTAATGATGAAAATATTCAAGTTATTCCAAAAAAATGGAATAAATATAATGGTTATGGACACACCGAGTTAATTGAAGAAAATGATATAATTTTTTTTCCCGGTAATCTGCATCACGCTCAATTAGAAAATAACTCAAATGATGTTAGATATTCTTTAGCTTTTAATTTTATGCCTAAAGGTAAAAATGGATATGGAGATTCAACTTTTGAATATTAATTGAACAATGTTAGAAAAATTAATATTAACAGAAACTGCTATTGAGATAGGTAAACTCCCTATAATCAATAATTTTATTCTAGAACAACATTGTTTATTACATGAAAAACAAATAACAAGAAAAAGAGGTTTAGATATAACCGACACTTTATCAGAAGACACAGACATACCTGAACATGAAGAAGTAAATAAAATGTTGTCTTTAGTTATAGAAGAACTTAAAAATAAATATAATAAAAAATATTATGTGGATGAATTTTGGGCTCACATACATGAAAAAAATCATTCAAGTAATTTACATCACCACGCAGTTGTTGATGATTTAAAAAACTCATCAGTTCTTTCTGGTGTTTATTATATTAGTGCTCCTAAAGATTGCGGAGTTATTGTTTTTCAATATCCTATTAATCAATATGAAGAAAAAAGATATTGGATAAAACCCGAACCAGGAATGTTTATTTTATTTCCTTCAAGCCTTCCTCATTATGTAACAAGAAACAATAGTGAAAAAAAAAGAATATCAATATCTTTTAACTTTAAATTAAATGAATAGAAATTGTAATAATTGCACAAAATGCTGTGAAGGATGGACTAAAGGAAATGTTAAAGGTTATGATTATTATAGAGGCAAACCTTGTCATTTTGTTAAAATTAATGTAGGGTGTTCAATATATAAAGATAGACCAAAAAAACAATGTCAAGATTACAATTGTGAATGGTTAGTAAATAAAGAAATACCAGAATGGATGAAACCTGATTATACTAATGTTGTAATTAATAAGATTGAAGAAGAAAGCTATGTGTATTTTAAATGTATAGAAGCAGGTAAAAAAATGTCAGTTAATGTTTTAAATTGGTTGTTTTTATATCATATAAATAATAATATTAATTTATTATACCAAATAGATGGTGGTTGGCATTGGATTGGTTCTAAAAATTTTGTAAACTATATAAAAGAAAGGATTAAACAGTTTTAATATGAAAAAATATACTAACGCATTATTACACGTAAATTATTTAGATTTAAAAGTTTGTTTATTAGGAGAACACTACCCATGGTTTTATCAAGATTATTTAAATGTAGCTCCTGAAAAAAATTTTTGTTTTCAACACACTTTTATAAAAAATTTTAATTTATATCATCCTAATTTAAATAGAAACTACATAAAAATATTTAATTTTTTACTAGAAAAAATAAATTTTTTAGAAGAAGATGTGCTGTGGAAAATTCATTTAGCTCAATCTTTAATGATAACTAAAATAAATTCTAAAAAAGAAATACCTTTTAATATTAAAGATGGAAGAAAAATTGCTCTTTATTGTATAAAAAATGACGACGGCGGTATAAAAATTAATGACGAATTTATTAAAAATGAAAAAAATGTTTTATATATTATTGACTCTTCTGACAAACTTAAATTTGTAACTTGCGAAGAAAACAAACGCTCTCTTTATATACTTGTAGAATATGAAAAAATCTAATTTTGAAATAAGTGGTGTTTTTCCAATACCTATATTTCACACTTATTTAGAAAGAGAACTTACAAATGAAGAATTAACTTTTGCTAAAAACCAAATAAATGATGCTAATGATAATGTAGGTAATAATACTTCAAAAAATAATTATATTTTAGAGCACGAAAAAATGAAAGATATTAAATCTTTCATAGAAGAAGGTATTCAAATATATATGGATAATGTTGTTTGTCCTGGAGATGATACACAAGTTTATATAACTCAATCTTGGATAAATTATAATGAGGAAAATCAATATCATCATCTTCACTCACATCCTAATTCCTACATTTCAGGAGTGTTTTATATAAATGCTGATGAACATGTTGATTCTATTAATTTTAATAATAAGGAACATCTAACTATACAACCAGTTACAAAAAAATTTAACATATGGAATTCAAAAAATTGGTGGTTTCCTGTAAAAAAAAGAATGTTAGTTTTGTTTCCTTCTTCTACTAACCATAATGTTTTTCAAAAAAAAGATTCTGATTTAAGAATAAGTCTCGCATTTAATACGTTTGTCAGGGGTAATATAGGCTCCAATATAAAATTAAATGAATTAAAGCTTTAAAAAATAGCTTACTTTAAAATCTGTTGAATTTATAAACAATCTGATATACTACCTAGTAAACAGGATTTTATATGTTACAGAAACTAGGATTTTTACCAGGGTTTAATAAACAAGTTACATCTACCGGAGCCGAGTCGCAATGGACAGGTGGAACTAATGTTCGTTTTAGATATGGTACTCCAGAAAAAATAGGTGGTTGGAATCAATTAGGTGATAGTAAACTTACTGGCGCGGCTAGAGGATTGCATCACATGGTTAATAAACAAGGTATTAAATATGCTGTTATTGGAACTAATAGAATTTTATATGCATACTCAGGAGAAGTTTTTTATGACATTCACCCTCTAGTTAATCCCTCCGGTACAGCTATTACAAGTGCATTTAGCACGACTAATGGTTCACCGACCGTAACCATTACGTTTGGAAGTTCACATACTTTTCAAGAAGGTGACATTATATTATTTGGTGATGTAAGTACCTTTAGTGCAATTACTAATTCTAATTTTAGTGCAGCAGATTTTGCTGATAAAAAATTTATGGTAACAAGTGTACCAAATGCAACAACCATTACTATTACAATGCCTGGTAATGAAAGTGGATCTGGTGCTACTACTTCAGGAGGTATTACTTTTTTTCAATATTATCACGTAGGTCCCGCAGAACAAATTGGTGTTTTTGGTTATGGTATATCACAATACGGTGGAACATCGACAGCTCCTCAAACAACAACTTTGAACGGAGCATTGTCTGCTAACTCAGCAGGGACAGGTGGAACAGGAACTAGCATTGTTTTAACATCTGTATTAAATTTTCCAACAACTGGAACTAATTTTATACAAGTAGGTACCGAAGAAATTTCTTACACAGGAGTAAATACAGCAACAAATACTTTAACCGGAATAACTAGAAACGTTAGAGGAACAACAAATGCTCTTCACAACACAGGAGCTACAGTTACAAACTATAGTGGTTTTTCTGGTTGGGGTCAATCATCAGCTGACACGGATACTGTAGCTGAACCCGGTTTATGGGCCTTGGACAATTTGGGTAGTACATTGATTGCTTTAATTTTTAATGGTGAATGTTTTAAATGGGATGCTGATTTAAATAACGCAACAACAACAAGAGCCGTAATTATCCCTAATGCACCAACAGCCTCAAGAGACATGTTGGTATCAACTCCGGATCGTCACTTAGTATTTTTTGGAACAGAAACAACTATTGGAAATAAAGCAACACAAGATGATATGTTTATAAGATTCTCATCTCAAGAAAATATAGAAGACTATCAACCTACAGCAACCAACAGTGCTGGTACACAAAGACTGGCCGCCGGATCACGGATCATTGGTGCTAAACTTGGTAGAAATGCAATTTACATTTGGTCGGACACTTCTTTATTTACTATGAGATTTGTTGGAACTCCATTTACATTTGCTTACGAGCAAGT